TGGCGGAGGAATGTTGAATGGAGAGCTGAGGATTTAATAAAAGACCCAGAAGCTATTGATGACCCATTTAACGATTTATTTGGTAAGGTTTGGGACCAAGTTAAAATAGACAACGACATGGCGAATGTTAAAGTTGCTATGGCGTTTGAAGCTATTAAAAAGAAAGGTTTAGAGAATCAATTTAAAGATTTTCTTAAAGCACAACAAAGATCGCTAGGCACACAAGTAGAAGCTGAAGATGCTGAGTTTTTGTTTAGAAACCAAATGGAGAAGGCTGTAGCTGCTTATAAAAAGTTTTCTCAACCACAACCCAAACCTGAAGCTACACCTAAACAGATAGAAGCACCAACCGCAGAAAAAGCCGTTGAACCAGAAATAGCACCGCAACCGACTAAGCTCACACCTGAACAGAAACTAGAAGCTTTGGAAAGAATGGGGATGAGCGATGAAGACTTGTCTAAATTACTAGAGGGCAAGAGTGAAATTATACCACTTAACTTAGCTGCTTTTACTACGGATGAAGGTGTACAAAGAGCTATGGCTGGTGTACTTGAACAGTTAAGCGATAAGATAAAAACAAGCCGTGTTAAGACTGATAAAGAATCTCTAATAAAACAAGTAACAGAGTTAAGAAAGAGATTAGACCCTGAGTTAGATGAAACTAAATTTGTTCAACAAATAGCTAAAGAGACAGAAGATATTATATTTAAAGCTGCTTTGGCTGATAGTATGACTTTATCTGCTTTTGATAATTTGTATAAAAAAATAGATGCTAATACAGACTTAAACGATCCTGCTATAGCTTTAGAAATAATGGCAGATTTAGATAGGGTACAGTTATTAGCAGAGGGTTCATCTATTATATCTAGCTCTTCAGGTAAATTATTACAGAGCAGAAAAGTGGCTAGAGATCAAATGGCTGCAAATATAAATTCGATAGAACGCAAAGCATTAAAAGCTGAAAAGGATTTAGTTGAGGAACTTATTAAGCATCCTGAAAAATTAAACCCAAGTGAAATTAAAAAGGAATTAGATAAACTAGGTGGGTTAAAGAATGTTAAAGCTTTCCTAAATGAAATAAGATTAGTAAGGGACCCGCATAAATTAGGAAAACTGTTAGAAATAAGCAAGAGATCAACAGGTGAAAAGTTTGGTAGAGTAGGTAAAGAACTAATTTACGATAGTGTTTTAAGTGCTCCTCCTACACAAGCTGCTGCAGCTGGTGGTAATGCCATGATGACTCTTTATTCGTTAATGACTCAAGGGGTCGGAGGACTAGCTACAGGTAATTTAGAGCAGACTAGAATGGCTCTAAGAACCAGTAAGTATTTGTTACACGGAATAGATGATGCTTTTCGAGCTGCTAAACTCGCTGCTGCTAATTCTCAAGGGTCGATGTCTTTAAATAACCACTACGAGAAGATAGGTGAAAGAGCTTTGGCTATGGAGGCTACTGGACTATCAGGACCTATAGGAGAAACTATTGAAAATACAGGAGAACTTCTAGCCTTCGGTCCTAAAGGTTTAGTATTTCAAGATGAGTTCTATAGACACTTATTTGGTAAGGCTCAAGCTCGTGCGTTGTTAGCTGAAGAATATAAACAACTAGTTAAAAGGGGGGAGGCTCCTGTAGGTCAGATACAAGATTACATGGAGTCTAGGCTATCTAGGTATTTTGTTGACGGAAAAAGATTTAAAACGAAGAACGATGTGGAAATGGAAGCCATGTCGCAAATTAGAGAGCAAGGATTAAAAGCTGACGAAGCAAAAGATTATTTCAACAATTATGTTAGAGATAACTGGTCAAATAAACTGGCTAGTGAAATAGAATACATGAAGGACTTTGGAGATAAAATAACATTCCAAAGAGAACTAAGCAGTGACTACGGTGTACTAGAGGCGGGTGCTACAAAGCTAGGTGAATTAAGGCAGAAATCAAGTGTTTTGGAATTGCTTCAGTTATTTTTAAGAACTCCTACTAACATGTTTATGGAGTTAGGTGGTACAGCATCTGGTTTAGCTATTCTTCCGGGTGTTAATAAAGTTACATTTAAAAGAACATTAGACGAATTAAGAAGCGACAATCCATCTATCAGAGCACAAGCTAGAGGTAGGCAGATCGTAGGTGCTGGTTTATGGGCTTCTGCTTTATATCTTGCAGATCAAGGTATAACGACTGGAGCTGGACCGCAGGATTATAAAGAGCGTGAAACTAAAATGAGTACAGGATGGGAACCACACGCTATAAACATGTCAGCTCTCAAAAGATATTGGGATACAGGAAATGCTGGAGGCGAGCAAATGGGGGACACTTATTTACCCTTAAGTCGGTTAGGTTCTATAGCTGATGTATACGGTATAGCTGCTACTGCTTTAAGAGCTTCGGAAGATAACTCGATGCCTGACGATTTAAAGGGACAGGTAATCAGTTCTGCTCAATTAGCTTTAACTACATTGATAGCTGATAAAACATACTTAGCTAATATAAGCGAATTAAATGACGGGTTGTTTAGAGGTAAATGGGAAGAAGGAGGCAAGAGCGGTGCTAATGCTTTGTTCACAGCTATAAATAGAATGGCTACACCGTCTATAATGAAAGCTGCTGCACAGTTAAACGATCCATATCTAAGAGAAATAAACGAACCTATGGAACAGTTTAAAATGGCTCTCGCCAGTACTCGTAGGGAGTTAGACCCTAAAAGAGATGAATTAGGAATACCTAAACCAGCTTCTCAATACGATTCTGTAGGGCAAGCAATAAATTATTTAAGCCCGGTCCGAGTGGAAAGATTAAGATCGAAGGAAGCTGATGAGAAAGATGTGAAAGAAGGTAGAGCATCTAAAGTAGGTGAGAAGCTATTTACTAAGGAAGACGAAGCTAGAATGATTTTAGCAGAAGTAGGGGGTCGTTTTAAGTTTAGTCGTCCTGACGATGGAATCCCCGGTTTGAATCTAAAAAAATTAAAGGTACAAAAAGATTACGGTTTCGGATTGGAGCAAACTTTATACGACCGTTGGCAACAAATTTACTCAGAACTAAACCCAGCTGATGCAATAATTAAAGCTTACAACAAACCCAAATATCAAAGGATGGGTAAAGTACCCAAAGGTTCTCCTATAACTAATGCAAGACGACTTACCATAGAATCAGACCTTAGTGCGTTGAGGGGAAAAGCTTTAGGGCAACTAGTAAAAGAAAACCCTGAATTAAAAGCACAGTTTTTTTTATTAAGAGACTTAACTAAGAAAGTTTTACTAGAGGGAGAAACCGCTCCAAGAAAAGTGATAGCTCCTGAATTAGCTCCGCTATTAGACTAAGGACTTGCTCTTCTCACTCAATAATTAATAATATACACTTAACATCATGGCTAACACCTACGTAGATTATACAGCAACAGCCGGACAGACGGACTTTGACTTTACTTTCCCGTACCTTGAAGACGAACATGTAACGGTTTGGATAGACGGTACTCAACAGTTATTCTCGGATTATCAAGTAATTGTTGAGAGTAATAACACCACGAAGATACGTCTTAATGTAGGTGCTTCCTTAAATGAAATCGTTAGAGTTCGTAGGAAAAGCCAACCAGATCAAAACCTAGTAGACTTTATAAATGGTTCAGTGTTAACGGAATCTGAACTGGATAGAGCGTACTTACACAATCGTTATTTAAACGAAGAGATCGGGGAGTTAAATGATGCGTCCTTACAGATATGGGTAGACTCATTAGGACAAGAATACTGGAACGCTAGAAACCTACAGATTAAAAATGTAGCTGACCCGACGGACCCCAAAGACGCTGTTAATAAACTTTATTTAGACGGTGTTGCTTCATCTATTTTAACAGGCACAGGAACTCCTCCATCGTTTAATAAGTTCACTGGTACAGGCTCTCAAACAACATTCTCTTTAAGCTTCACTACAAACGGTATAGCTTCCACTGGAATATTAGTAGCAGTTGATGGTGCAGTAATAGACCCAGACGACTACGCTATCTTAGGCGGTGCAGATGAAGTAGAGTTTACAACACCTCCCGCTCTTAACTCGGAAATACTTGTTATTGAAAGAGGGTTTAAAGTGAAGACGGAAATACCTACAGAGTACGATTGGGGTGGTATAGTGAGCGATCCTGTTACCGCTAATTATTCATACGGACAAATATAAGAGATGAGTTTA